CTGATGTCACGATACCAAGCCATGGTATCGTCACGTCTGTCTTCCCTCGATGCGACGCCAGTTATTCTGAAAAGGGAGAGTGAAGCGTGTGTAGAGACGATGATAAGTCGTCTTTACATTACTAACTTCCTCTCTGGAACCCTTTTTGAAGGGGTTCCTCCGGATACTAGTCTTGCAGATGCCTTAGCAATGCGAGACCCAAATGCTTCTTCGGATTTCTCGTTCCCACGCATCGAACCATTTACGCCCTCCCCTGACGGGGCTGCGTATCAGCTCTTTGATTTATTAAATCACGAGCCTCAGTGGTCACCTGTGAAGGTGCCGACTGTGTGGTTTGAGCATAGTGATCATGTTAAGTGGTTACAGCGTAATTACAAACCTGCTACTACTCTCGCAGTTCCTCCTGCCCTATATAATAGGGTGGAAGGGTTTATACGGGACTGGCGACTCATCGCGCAACGTGTGGTTTCAATCACAGTTGTGTCTGAGCTTGCCAGCTTCCGTCGTAAAGCTTCCGATCTCCTATGGGAGATCAAAGCACTGCGATTTGGTAGATCACTTGGTCCTATCTATTGTAAGTCCCTAGCGGTTATGCGTTCCGTCTCTGCGATCGGTACTGGTAAAGTACTTTTCTACAGGGAACCGGAACGGTTGCCGTCAGGGCGAATGGACCCAGTGCAAATGCAATACTGGAGGGACTTTACTGCTGCGATACTTAAGGTAACTAAGAAAGTTACTGAAAGTACGAAGTAGAAAGAAATGCTCCGCCGTGCTAAGACAAAAGCCGACTGGCCACCCCTAGGGAGTGACCCAGCTTTGTCAAGTTGCCGGTGGGGGCCCGCCTCTACAGGATAATGGGGATGTTTATAACATCAAAATGAACAGTGTAGTACCTGGCAGATATGCCAGCGAAGTACTAAGTAGTTCATCCCCCTCTTGTCTGTAGGTGTGTGCTCCCTCCCTGCGCTTGGCAGAGTCCACATAGGAATAACCTACACGAGGACCCGAATTGGGTCATCTCGGTGTATGTCGATCCCGATGGTGGAGATTTCTAATTCTGATACAGCTAGCTTCCCTTGCGGAAGTAGAGAAATAGTAGCTTCTAGCGAGCCTAAGAGGCTGCGCTAGTTGAAAATTACTTGTGTGCACCTAAGCACTGATCTATCCTAAAAGCCTGGAGCAATCCGGGCGGGGTGGGTAGATTACCC